ACGATTAGTTTCTTTGAATTTATGCGCACCAACAGCTGTGCCCACAACGCTGTGCATTTTGATACCAGCTTGATCTGCACACCAATTTACAAATGATCCGCACCACGGCAAACCGTCTGCTTTTGTAAATTTGCCGTACTTTGTAAGGTTGTTGCCTTCCTCAATTGTGCCAACCTCAGCAGCTGCGACCTCAATTAGGCGTGCATTTGTGCCTTGTGGGTAATTACTCATTTGGCTTCATGCTCTAGATAAGCCTGATAGTCAGAATTGGCTGGGTCTGCTGCAAAAGATACGCGAACTCCATCTTCTTCATACCAAATAACTTCTTGACCCATTGAATTGTCGATGTTGTATTTTCTTGTCATTTTATAACTCCGAGTTAAAGGCTATAGATGCTGAGGCATTGTTTGTTTTTATTCTTAATGCTTGACCTGCTGTGCCTGCTGCTTCCGATGAATTAAAAACAACGGCATTACTTGTTGTTGCATTGGCTATTGTTAAGCTGTTAAACAGATCATTTCCAGCAGCGGCAATTGCCATGTAATAATTAGTGCCACTTGTAGCAACCAAAGCAGGTGCGGTTCGCATTGTTACTGGGAAAAAGACAGTTGAAACAAGAGCCGAAGCTGACTCATAACCGCCAGCTGCAACTGAAAAATCATTGCCAGTCACATGTGAATAGTAATACCTTTGGCACATAGCCAATTCAGCCTGTGGAGACCCGCCACCTGCTAACTGGAAGGGAGTTGCCTTTGATCCGTACTCAGCCTGAACACCCCAGATTTCAATAGTGTTATTTTGAATTCCCAGATTGCCAGTACGAGCATTAAAGTTAGACCCAGCCGAAGTATAAATTGTAAGAGTCAAAGATGAACTATTTGGATCAGTTCCTATTGTCTTTCCTGAAATTGAAGGAATAGCAATGACAAAAGAATACCTTGCCCACGAAGTTGTTATTGCCTGTTTTGCGGGGCTTGCGATAATGCTAGAAACTGCTGAGCTAGGACTTCCACCACTACCAAAAAGTTGAATAAACTCTGTTGAAATACTTGGAGTACCTGTTGCTGCCTTTGCCCAGAAAGAAACTGTAATTGTTTGACCTGCAAAAGTGCGAACATTTTCAATTCTTTGATCAATGCGAGAGATTGCACTGGCTAATGTTTGTCCAGCTGTAACAATCCTTGAATAATTGCTGCCTTCATAACCTGCAACTGGAGCAGTTCCTGGAGTAAAAGTTTCCACACTCCAAGTTGTAGTTCCATCAATAGCGTTAAGAAACCATCTATCCAACCCATAAGTGGCAGTTGTCGAAATGCTTGTCATTTTTCTTTGATTTACAGAAAAGTCACCATTGATGATCTTATTCTTTGCAGCTTGACCATAGCCGCTATTCCATAAGGAATTGTCAACTGCTTGTCCAAATACGTCGAAATCAGCTGGTAAATCCGTGACAAGATCACTAGCCGTCGGCATTTGCCAGCCATTAAAAGTTGTTGGGTTTGCCATGTTGTCTCCTCGTTAGGTTATAATTGTGGCATTTTCCCAGTCCAATGTCGGCGACACGCTTGACCAGGTAAATGAATTAGATACTTCGTTCCATTGCAAAACTTGCAATGAATAAGCCAGTGGGGAAATTGTCAGTGAAATCGAAAGATTGTTGTAACTGGCTTGAAAACTCCAACCTTCGACAAAACCTCGAAAAGTCGTGCCCATGTTGACAGGTAAATCGCTGATCAAAACAGGCATGCCCATGAAAACACCGATCAGGTTATCTCGGTCGGAATTGTCCAAATCAGGGTTGGTCAAGTCGTAGCTAATCTCACTAAAGTTTGGTTGCGGGTCTTTTCGTAATGTCAAGTAAAAATTTGCCTGCTGCGTTGCGTCAGCTGCGTTGTGTAAAGTGGTTGAAATGATTTGTGAAAGCGTACCGTATTGTGCAATTGAGGCTGCGTCGCTTGCACTTTGCTCTGCGCTGCTAGTTGCTCCGTATTGAATTGTGACGTTGTTTCGTACGTCGCCTGCTCTAGTTTCAATGCGCAAACCAGCTGCGCGAGCTTGACTTGCAGCCAGTTCCACTGACCCATTTGTTGATATGTACTGACTACGGTGCGTAGCGTCAGCGTATGAAATACGACCTTGCGCGTCCTCGTAAATGTAGCCAAGGCCTGACGTAGCAAGCTTTGAAACTAAAGAATAAACGTCTGTTCGCTCAGTAGATCGCGCAGCAAGCTCATAGTCACCAGGGCGGTCAATCTCACCCAAACCAACGTTTTCGGCTGTTGCCCATGTTGTCGTTGCATCATAATCTGCCCAAGTTTCGGCGGCTGGAACTTCCGCCCAACTATTAAGCAATACATTTGACAAAATCTCCCAAATTTGATCGCCGTCAAAATCTTTTGCCAAAACACCATTTGTCAAAGCCTTTGGCAAACGCGATAACGCGCCAAGTGCGGTCAAACTGTATGTCTGTGTAAATGTTGTGCTGCCCACGTCGCGTACTTGAAGCCCAATGTCGACCACGGTGCCGCCAAAAATTGGAACGTATGTGCCTGATGTATCCTGGACTTGCACTGAAATGCTGCTGTTAATACTTACAGGTATTGTTGCCTGATTGACGTCCAGCAACTGTAAATTTACATAGCCCGCTTGTGCTTGCTCATAAATGTTTGTTCGACCGCTGCGAATGGTCAGGTTTGCTAAAATGGCGTCGGTGTATTCGACGCCGTCGATTTCAACTTTCCAAACGGGATTCCACAAGGTCATAGTAAAACCAGGTTAGTTGCGCCACCTGTTCCGCGATAGTAGGAATTGTTCAACGTATCCACAATTGTGCGGGCAGTGCCTTCCCTATCAAATGCACCAGTAACGGTCAGGTTGATCGTTGTGCCGCTATCACGCGCTTCTGCCATACGGAATGAACCAGGATTGAAATTCGAAGGAATACCTGCACTGGCAGTTGCCGCAGCTGCGGCAATACTTGCTGCTGTAGCCACTCCACCGCCGCCCGCGCCTGCTGTTGTGCCGCCGCCTGACGGTGCTGTAACTGTTGGTGTTTTGCCCACGCTTGTTGTAACTGTTGGTGTTTTGATTGCTGGAACACTTACTTTTGGTGTTGGAATTTTCGAAACATTCGGCAAAAATGGTATTGCGTTGTAAGCAGAAATTAACGCATTTATTCCAGCAACTGCCCCGGAAATTAATCCATTCAAAACACTTACAACGCCAGCAATGACGTCAATGACGCCGCTAGCGATCTTACCTGCAACCTGTAAAGCACCGCCCAAAACTGTGCCGATAACTGGTGCAACATAAGTCGCAATAAGTGAGCCAAAGTCCCTGAACGTATCGGCATTATCACCAATTGCGTCTTTTACATAACCAAACGCTTTGATCAAACCATTGATAATAGGCGTGAATGTATTGACAATGACATTGCCCAATGTGGTGATAACACCGCCAAGCCCGTTGCCGTTAAGGCTAAAAGCTCCGCTAAAAGCATTTATAATTGGCAATGCCTTTTCATTGATAAAACCTACGAGCTTTTCAATAATTGGCAATAACGCAAAACCAATTGTTTCTTTCGCTTCATCAAATGCAACCTGCAAGCGAGCAATGCGCCCTGAATAGGTTTCGGCATTTCGTGCAGCTGCGCCGCCAAACAATTCGGTAAGTTTATCCTGGACGTCGGTAAACTTCATTGTCTTTAATTCGGCTGCCGATAAACCAATTCCCAATTTGCCAAGTGCCGCAGTGTTACCGTCAAAACCTTTGCTCAATGCAGCGGCGACGGTTTCTAAAGGTTTGCCTGTTGCCGCGCTTATGTCTAAAGCTTGTGCAAGTAATTGCTGTGCTTTTTCTGTATCGCCAGTTGATCTAACCAGTCTGCCCAATGCTGGTCGCAGCTGATCGTCAGCAACACCAGTTGCCAATGACATTTGAAGGATTGAATCTTCGGTTGCCGCAATTTGTGCCTTTGTAGCCCCTGTGGCGTTTTCTAAGGCCAGTGCAAGCTGTGTCTGTGCCTTTTCATCTTCAATGGCGGCTTTGACGCCTTCAACGCCGATTTTGATTGCATAAGCACCAGCGGCAGCTGCAGCAGCTGCAAAAGCTGCGCCAACGATTTTGCCAACCTTGCCCATTTTGTCGCCAAAAGTTTCAACGTCCTTTGTCGCGGTTTTAAGCGATTTGTTAAGATTGTCGACGTCGCCAAGAATGGAAAGTTTAAGGGTACGACTGCCAGCCATTACTTGTACTCCTTAACTATCTTTGAAAACGATTCTTCCCATTTTTTTACAATTTCAGGTTGTGCGCTTCGAAGTGTCGGGTAGATGAACCAGCCCCGTGATCCGCGACCTTCACGACCTGACCACACTGGAAATTGCTTAAATTTATTTGAACCAAATTCATAGCCGCCCCAAAGCTGTTGAGTTGTGCCACCGCCGCTTAATTTTTGCCCAGCAAAACCGAATGAAATTTCGCCGATCTTTGATGATTTGGAAACTTTTGAACCGTCAGCAACGCGGTTATCTACCAGGTTGCGCGTACGGCTTGATGCAGCTGATTTAATTTTGCCTTGAACGTAGGTCGCCAATTCGCTTGTGGCTTTTTTGGCTTGATCCAATGCTTCGTCGTCCATTGCTTTGAAAGATCGC